CCCCGAACCAGAAAAAACCGAAGCCAAGGGGAGATATCTCCGTGACCTTCCCTTGCGCTAGAATAGCCTCCGAGGTATGAAAGTGACCCACGACAAAAAAACGCAACACGGAGCCAACCGGACAGCAGCCGAGGCAACAATCGCCGCCATGCACGCCGCCGGGCTGCTCGAAGACATCGACGCCGCCCGGATCGCCACACTGCGCACTCTGGCCACCGTACTCGACCAGCAACCCGACAATGCGTCACTCTGGCGAGAATACCGAGCCGCTGAACAAGCAATCAGGAGCACTACCCACCATGAACCTGACGACTTCGCCAACCTCCTCGCAGATCTGTCTGCCGAGGTGGGCAACCAAACGTAACCCCGACAGGCCGAACCGGGCAGACAGCGTCGGCGCATTGTCGGCGAGGCTCGGCCAACCGTTGATGCCATGGCAGCAACAGGTCATCGAGGTCGCCACCGAGATCGACCCGGACACCGGCTGGCCGGCATACCGTGAGATCGTGGTAACTGTGCCTCGCCAATCAGGCAAGACCACGCTGGTGTTAGCATGGGAAGTCGATAGGGCGTTGATGTGGGGCAAACCACAACGGATCGCCTACACTGCACAAACCGGGTTCGATGCTCGACGGAAACTGCTGGATGATCAAGCGCCGATTTTGATGGGGTCGAGCCTTGCCGCTGCTGTCGATCGGGTGCAACGAGCGCAAGGCAACGAAGCGCTGGTGTTCCGCAACGGCTCGAGAATCGATGTGTTGGCATCAACCGAATCAGCCGGCCACGGTAAAAGCCTCGACGCTGCCTGTATCGATGAGGCGTTTGCCGACACCGACGACAGGCGGGAGACTGCGATCTTGCCGACGATGGCAACCCGCCGGGATGCACAGGTGATGGTGGTGTCGACGATGGGCACCGATGCTTCGACGCTTCTGAACCGGAAGGTGGCTGCGGGTCGTGCCGCTGTCGAGGCTGGCCAATCCGACGGTATCGCATATTTCGAGTGGTCGGCCGACCCGGACATGGCGATCGATGATCCGGCGACGTGGTGGTCATGTATGCCGGCGTTAGGCCATACAATCACCGAGGACGTGGTGCGGCATGCTTTGCAGACGATGTCTGAGGGTGAGTTCCGCAGGTCGTGGTTGAACCAGCAGACACGGTCGTCGGAGCGGGTGATCCCGCTCGATGCGTGGGAGCGTGTGGTGAGCGATTCGGTTGCGCCGGATGGCGGGCTGCAGTTCGCTTTCGATGTGTCGGCCGACAGGTCACATGCGTCTATCGCTGTCTCTGATGAGAACAACCAGATCGAGGTGATCGACAGCCGGCCGGGTGTCGCTTGGCTAGTGGAGCGGATCATTGACCTGTCGAAAAAATGGGATGCGACTGTGTTGCTCGATGGGCTGTCACCGGCCGGCGGTTTCGCTGACCAGTTGGAAGCGGCAGGTGTTCGGGCGGTCAGACTTTCAACTCGTGAGGTGGCGTTCGCCTGCGGAGCGTTCTATGATTCAGTGATGAGTAGCAACATTTCTATCAGGTCACACCCTGATCTGGAGGTTGCTATAGCAGCGGCGAAGCGGCGACAGGTCGGCGATTCGTGGATCTGGTCAAGATCTGGCGATGTTGATGTGTCATCGTTGGTCGCTGCAACATTGGCCGGATTTAGACGTTCGGCCACACAGCCGACGGAACTATGGGTGGCATACGATTGAGTAAGATGCGCAAGATCAGCACAGCGGTCGCACTGGAGATCACCGGTGTGCTGGCTATATCTGTCGGCGCAGCGTTGATCTATCTGGCTGCCGGTTTCATCGTTGCAGGTGTTGGGATGGTGGCGTTTGGCGTCGCCGGTGAAAGGAACGACTGATGCTTGGCCGACTGCTACGACCGACAGAAACCCGCTCGGCGGGTATGTCGTGGTCTGACTACCTGCGACTGTTCGAGCAGTTCTCCTATGGCGGCCACCGCTATATAGCGCCGGTGTCGTCTGTCCCGGAGATGACAGCGCTCCAAGGCCAGTCAAATCCGATCGTGGCCGCCGCTATCCATGCACGAATGATGGTGTTCGCAGAGGTCAGGTTCCAATGGCAGCCATATTCCGGTGGCCGCCCCGGCAACCTGTTCGGCACAGAAGCACTGACACTGTTAGAACGTCCATGGCCTAACGCCACCACCGGCGATCTGCTCGCCCGAATGGAAGTCGATGCCTCGCTCTATGGCAACTCATATTGGGTGAAGATGGAAGGCCGAGGTGTGGAGCCACATCTGATGAGGCTCGACCCTCGCCATGTCAAAGTGATGACAGCATCAGTCAACGACCCCATAACCGGCGGCAAATGGGGAGAACATCTGGTCGGCTACGCCGTGGTCGACGACCACGACCAAGATGTGAAGATCTTCCTACCGGAAGAGGTGTGCCACTACAAACCGCTACCTGACCCGTCGCACCCGTTCCGAGGCAGGACTTGGCTGTCCACCGTGATCACCGATGTGCAAGCCGACCAAGAGTTGAGCGGATATAAACATTCGTTCATGCGTAACGCAGCAACACCGAACATGGTGGTGTCATTCGACCCGTCGATCACCAAAGAGGCATTTGACACTTTCGTGTCGAGGCTCGAATCGAACCACCGAGGCTCTGCACAGGCATATCGCACCATGTACCTCGGCGGCGGCGCAGATGTCAAAGTTGTCGGTGCCGACTTCCAACGGCTCGACATGAAATCGGTGCAAGGAGCCGGAGAAACCCGGATCGCCGCTGCAGCCGGCGTCCCCGCCTCATACCTCGGAATCTCGGAAGGTCTCGCCGGTTCGGCACTCAACGCCGGCAACTACGGCGCAGCACGTCGCCGTTTCGCCGACGGCACGATCCGCCCGCTGTGGCGTGCCGCCGCCGACGCCCTGCAAACACTGGTGCCAGCACCAGACCCGGCCACACGCCTCTGGTACGACGACCGAGATGTGTCATTCCTACAGGAAGACGTGCTCGATAGCGCCGAGATCAAACAGAAAGACGCCATGACGATGCGCACCTTGGTCGACGGCGGATTCGACCCGCAATCGGTCATCGACGCCGTCACCGCCGGCGATCTGACTTTGCTACGCCACACCGGCAGCGTGTCAGTACAGTTGCAGCCACCGGGGAGCGCTTGATGCCTTACTTCATCGAGTCAGACAACCCGGACTGCGACGGTTGGGCAACAGTCAAAGAAGACGGTGAGGTGATGGGGTGCCACCAGACGAAACAGGAAGCGATCGATCAGATGGTGGCACTGTCGATCGACGAGGGTATCAACCCCGGTGGCGAAAGAGCCACAGATGTAGACACCACACCGCCTCAATATATGCGAGACGCAGCATCCCGAGGTCTAGAGTTGCGAGCCGAAGGCCATGGTGGTGACGGCCTCACCGACAAAACAGTCAGAGAAGCACGACAGATGGCTGCCGGCCAGATGTCTGAAGACAAAGTGATCAGAGCCAACGCATGGGGGTCTCGACATGAGATAGATCTTGAAGCATCGAAAAACAGCGACAGTGATGATGAAGATTGGCCGGGAGCCGGCGCTGTGGCACACTTTCTGTGGGGAATCAACCCACTAGACCCACAGCCGGCCAGAGATTGGCTGGCACGCAAAGCAGAACAGATCAAAGCAGAACGGACAGAACAGATGGAAGACGTGCAGACAGTGCGACCGGTCGACGGGCTGGTGCGGCATGTCGATTTCCGTGTCGCCAAAAGCGACGACGGTCTGACGCTCGACGGGTACGGCGCAGTGTTCAACCAATGGACAGAGATCGAAGACCACATGGGCGCATACCGTGAGCGGATCGCCGCCGGAGCATTCAAACGGACACTTGGCCAACGGATGCCGATATTGCAGTTCGACCACGGGTCACACCCGCTGATCGGGTCGATCCCGTTAGGCAAGATATCATCGATCTCAGAGGACGATCACGGGCTGCGAGTCAAAGCACGCCTCTCTGACAACTGGCTGGTGCAACCGGTGCGAGACGCCATCCGAGATGGCGGCATCTCCGGCATGTCATTCCGGTTCCGCATCCTCGACGAAGAGTGGAGCAAGAGCCGCACCGACGGTGTCGATGAGCGGACAATCAAAGAAGTCGAACTGTACGAAGTCGGACCAGTAGTGTTCCCAGCGTACGAACAGACCAGCGTCGGTGTGCGAAGCCGCCAAGCGCTCGGCCTGTTAGAAGATCCCGAGGTGCGGTCAGAAGTTGCCCGTATCCTCGCCACAGGCACCGACATCGAGTCGCTCGCCTCAACTGATGACCCGGCAGACAGCCACTCGTCAGATCCTGAGACCCCGGAAGCAGTCCACGTCTCGGCACGTACACGAAACCAACGCAGAGCGAAAGCCGCCCTGCGCCTGATATGATCCTGAAAGGGGAATCATGAA